TTCCCACTGACATCGAGCCCGAAATTTTTTGCGAACAATGCCCGTTTGTATTCGTCTACGGTAACGCCGTAATTTGCTGCTGAGATGACGCACTGCTGCTCGAAGTCGTCGCCACGAATTGCGGCTTCACCAGCTGGTGACGATTGCCCTGTACTCATTCGCAGTTCCGCAGCCGATGCAACTTCTGCCTCATCAGACTGCGGAATTGGTGGCCAATAGAATCGGAATTCGATATCCCCAATCAGGCCCGCACCGTCGAGTATGTCTGTGCTGATCGCGATGTCCTCAAGAAACCACCGGAACAGTTTCGACATCACGAGTCGGTTTAGCCTATCCTGTTCCGCCTTGACCTCCGGCTCCCAGAGATTCTTGATATCCATCTTTGCGCTGGAAAAGTTCGAGTCTCGCGACGATCCAGACGCAAGGCTGTACGGCATGTTTGCACAGCGACAGAAGTACGTGAGTTCTGTTCTCTGATACTCTGCGTTCGACTGTCCAGGATGCTTTGAGTCAAACGATACCGGCTCCCAGCCGTCCGGCATGAAATTTAGCGCATTACGCTCCCATTCCACGCTAGCAAAATCGGCCATAATCTTTGGCACTACAGCGGAGCCTGTCGTCTTAACAAACATGCCCCACAATGCCGCCCGCTCAGCCGCGCTTAATGTTGCCTTGCTGAACCGACGCATGTGCGCAAGCCAGTCGATAGCCGGAGCACATCGCGGGAACCCGCGCAGTTGCCCTGGCCGATCAGCCCGATACAGGTGAATAACATCACTCGCTGGATACCAGTCTCCACTGAGAGGGCTGGAGTGACCGAGATTGAAATCTCCGGGATGATTATCGTAGATCCAGTATGCGACTGCATTTCCGAGGTCATCGACCTTTTTTCCGTCTTTGGCGGAAGGGTCAAGCT